CCTAATTGGCTGTGAACGCCGTGGCTGTCTACCATTAACATAGAGAGAACCGGACAATGCCTACAAGCATCAGACAAGAGCAGAAAAGCGACTACGCGCGCTACAGAGGCCACTATTTGTCGTTCACCGACTTCGACGGTAAGTTGAGTAGAGGTGCAGATATAGGCCCCGGTATGGTTCGGGCGTATACCCGCCTCACCGCTAAGCGTAAGGAGAACAAGCGTATCCCTTATGTTCCTCGTACCACTAAGTCCAACCTTCCACAGTAGCCACCAACCAAGAGAAAGAGAGACTATGACCAAAGACATTACAGCGCGGGACTTTAACCCATCCAACAACGAGATCGTAGACGCAATCAAGGCGGCAGTCAATACCGCTGGCGAGGCTATCCGCCTCACCCCTGATGGTCGTCGCAAGCAGCGCGCACTCGACAAGCTGGAAGAGGCCAGCATGATCGCTGTGAAAGGTGTCTTCTACAACGACAACAACGACTACATAGGGTAGAGCAGGATGGATAGCATTATACAATTCGGGCACAATGCGTTTGGGTTAGCCGTCGCATACTTAGTCGCTGCTATCGTCATTGGGATAGTTCTTGGCCTATTTGTAAGTGCGATGGAGTACTTGCAAGGCTGGGTGAACAAAAACGGCTGGGACGACTAGCAAGTAGTCCAAGAGACTAGCACTCCCCACTGATGGGGAGTGCAACACAACCGAGGAGGATAGCAGACGTGGCGTTTATTGACCGGACAGAAGAAGAGTTTGCTATATCTAAGAAGCGGTGCCGCTTGGTCAAGACAGTAGAAGAGGCTCACGCCCTCCTGTCATCAGTAACAGAAGCAGCTCTAGACTTCGAGACCACCGCTCTAGACCCTTATGACGGGGAGATACGGATCACTACGATCTGCAACGATGACGAGCACTTCCTTATTGACCACGGTTTTCTAGGCCACTTCGAGGATTACATACACCACTTCATGCGCCCCGGCACTATCTGGTGGGTGTTCAATGCAAAGTTCGAGGTCAAGTGGTTAGACCAGTACGACGAGACAGAGTCATGTGTCGTGTACGATGTAGACTTCGCAAAGAAGGCAAAGATGGGTGGCTCCCCTAGTAAGCTGGTGTGGATGGCAAAAGACATCGGCGTTGTTATGGACAAAACCGAGCAGAACAGCGGGTGGCACTACGTAACCCTGACACAGTCTCAGTACGACTACGCTGGATTTGACGGGCACGTCACTTGGGAGCTAAAGAAGTACTGGTGGGACGATAGGCTAAATGACAGACAGAAAGAAGGCTTCCACGTATTCAACGACTCAGTGCGTGGCACCATCGAGTGTGAGAGAGTAGGGCTTATCCTAGACCCGCTCTACCACCAGAAGCTGATTGATCTGTGGGAGGTCAAGCGCGCAACTCACCTCAAGTATCTACGCAAGTGGACACCTGAGAGCGTCATAAAGAACCTAGCCAGCGACGTGCAGGTAGGAAAGTTCCTAACCAATGAGCTAGCACCGGGGCTTTTAGAGGTATGGCCTCGTACTGAGAAAACCAAGCGGATGCAGCTTGAAAGCAAATACCTGCGTGGGATAGGTAGGCGCATGTCTTACCCTATGAACCGCTGGATGGCGGCGCTTGTAGGCTTCAAGTATTACAACAAGTATTTGAGCACCTATGGAGACAAGCTTGTCAACAAACAGTATTTAAGCGGCAAGATCACAAGCAGGTTCAACATCGCTCAAGCGTCAACAGGGCGTTATAGCAGCAGCAGTGACAACTTACAAAACATACCGCGCAAGCCGGTTGTTCGTAGGTCGTTCTGCATCGCAACTCCTAGCCTTATTCTTGACCGCCCTATAGACTCCCCACTGGTGGGGGATAACCTGATGTGCCTCGCTGATTATAGCGGTATCGAGGTTCGTGTATTAGCGGAGCTAAGCCAAGATGAAACCCTACTATCTGATGCTATCTATGGGGACGTACACGCCGCATCCGCTTCCCAGATTTTCGGATACGATCTGGAATGGACGCTCGAAGTCCTTGCGAGTAAAGGGGTGGGGCGTCATGCTAACGCCTATCCGGTCGTCAAAGAACGGCGCACACTGGCTAAGGGGTTTACGTTTCAGCTTACATATGGGGCCGGGGCAGGCGCATTGTCTGACACTCTACGCTGTACGTTTGACGAAGCGGTTGATGCCATCGACAAGTGGGCAGAGCGCTACCCAAAAGCTTATGGGTACCGAGACGAAATGTTCTCGTTGATGAACGCGGACGGCTACCTCCCTGTCTGCGACGGAAGAACTATCTATGTCCGTCACGGGGACAGACAGATGCCTATAGCAGCTAACTACCCTATCCAAGGGGCGGCGGCGTCGGTCATGTATCGGGCGGTGTATCGTGTGCGGAACCGCTTTGTAGAGAATGACCTAGACGCGTACCTAGCGGCCTCTGTGCATGACGAACTACTTTGCTACGCTCACAAAAGCCACGCTGATCTAGCTATGACGCAGCAGCTAGCAGGCATGACAGACGGATGGCTAGACATTTTCCCCGGCACTGTGACCGACAACCTGCTAGACTGGAAGGTCGGCACATCTTGGGCGGACAAGCCATGACCTTTGACGAGACGGTAGACCGATGGGTGTCGAGGATTGACGCTACTGCGAGGGTTAACATAACTATGGACCTAAAGGCCGTCCCTAAAGAGCGCCCGAGAGTAGGAAAATCTGGTCACGTATATACTCCGAAGAGGACTAGAGTTTTCGAGGCAGAAGTTAAGAAGTTAGCAAAAACTCAGGTCACTGCCCCTATGGTAGGTGGGTTAGTAATGACAGTCAGTATTTTTGAGGCGTTCCCTAAAGGCTTTACACAATTCCATATAAGACTTGCAGAGGCGAGCCTGCTTCTCCCCACCCGTGGGGACTTAGACAATAAAGTGAAGGCAGTAAGTGACGCTCTAAACGGCATAGCTTTTCTAGACGATGCGCAGATAGGAACTCTACACGCATATAAGCGATACAGACCAACAGACTTAATCGAGGTAACGCTGACGCAGATCAGCTTATCACCAGTTCAATTAGAACACGCTCTCTACAGCATGAAGGTGGCTAACGGTGGATCAAACAAGCCTACTAAACGCAGCACTTAACTGGGCAGAACGAGGTGTCCCTGTCTTTCCGTGTGCCAGTAACAAGGCACCGATGACCGCTAGGGGACACCTGAACGCCTCAACAGACCCCGACAAAGTGCGGGAGATGTTCGAGGGGGTGCCTGATGACACGATGATCGGAGCCCGTATGGGCAAAGAGAGTGGGCTGTTCGCCTGCGACTTTGACTTATACAAGTCAGGGGCCGAGGACTACATGACTAGCCTAATCGGCAAGGGGCTACTAGACAAGACACAGACACACCTCACAAGAAGCGGTGGTCTGCATATGATATACAAGAGTGACGGTCAGTACCCAAACTGTAAGCCGTCAGCAGGAGTTGAGATCAAAGGGGAGGGCGGGTACGTCATCGTTCCCCCCTCTAGTGGGTACTCTATCGAGCATGAGGGAATTGTCACCGCCTCTACTAGCCTTATCAACGAGCTTATGGCTGCGCAGAGGAAATCCTCTAGCTCTAGCGTTGACTCCCTAAAACAGAACGTCCTATCAGGAAAGGACTTCCACGACGCCTTAGCTCAGATAGCGGCTAGACGGTCTGCCCAAGGGTGGGCTATCGAGAAGGTGCAAAAAGAGCTTATAGACGTGCTAAAAGCGAGCGCAGCCAGTGAGCCTAGCCATCCTCGCCACGAGCGGTGGGCAGCTATCCTAGCTGATCGCGGAGAAGAGTTGTCCCGTATAGTGGGGACTGGGAATGAAAAGTACAACAGCAGTGCTAAGATTGAGAAGGTAAAAGAAAATGTCAGTAAAGATAAGGCTTCTGATTTTGCGGGCGCTACGGCAGGCATTTTTAGCCGTCCTGATCCGGTACAGCCGGGTACTCAAGGACCTGACGTACCAGATATCGGAGCAGCAACAGTTGGAAGCTGGCCGTTCGCCAATGCAGGTTACGTGGGCGATGCGGAACGAGATATTAGAAATCAAAAATATATCGCGTACCCTCTCCTCGCTGAAAAAGAGTCAGTGTTGCTTGCAGCAGAACCCAAGACAGGAAAAACAGCTATAGCGCTGACCCTAGCGGCGGCAGTGGCCCAAGGCGTAGACCTCACCGACGCTATCAAGATATACGAGGCTCGGCCTGTGCTGTACTTCACCCTAGAAGGTGCTCGGGCGGTAGAGCTTCGTCTGCAAGCTATGCGTGAGGACGCCAAGCAAAATGACGCGCCACCGCCTAACCTAGAAAAGCTATTCGTAGTTGATAGACCTCACAACTTTCTAGACGTAGAGCAGCAGAAAGGGAACTGCGCCAACATAGCTCTGCACAGCGCTAAGTGCCAAGAGGAGTGGGGAGTTGATCTAGGACTTATAGTGATTGACACGCTGACTAAAGCCATGCCGGGAGGGGACCAGAACAGCGTAGAGGACACCTCGCAAATGTTCGAGATGATTGGTATGCTTCGCTCGTTTGGCGTAGACGCTACAATCGTATTCATCCATCACCTATCCAAGCAAGGAAACGTCCGAGGCTCGACTAACATTGAGGCCGAGGTGGACGTAGTACTAGGGGTAGAGAAGATCAAGGACAGCACAGACGTGTGGCTCAACATCCGTCGTGCTCGGTCTATCAATGAAGAACTGTCTTACCGCTGGGGCTTCCGCTCTGTTGACCTTGGCGAGACTATACAGGGACACTCACTGAGCGCACCCGTAGTAGAGATAGTCGGAGGAGACCAAGCCCCCACCAGTGGGGAGAACGCAAAAGAGGCGATGCGCTGGAGCAAAATATGCAAAGCGATCACGTCACTGGGAGATGGGTATCATGGTGTCGAGGAGCTAGCGTTTGTTCTCAACGAGTGGGTGCCACAGCCCACAGGAAAGCGGCCCAATTTCTATTCACAGTCGGTGCAGAAGCCGTTGCGAACATTACTAGAGGGCCGCTTCTCTTGGGCGTTCGGCAAGTGGCACATCACAGCCGAACGCACTGCACAAGAAGACATCAAAGCGGTAGAGCTACGGTTTACTGGGTGAACGATGGAAGAGAGGCCAAGAACTCTTGTATGGAACTCATGGTCGCGTCAACAGACTCAGACCCTGATACAGCTTCCCCAGCCAAAGAGCTAAGACCAGTCACAGCGGTGCCACGAACATCAGCAGTGTTCCCTGCCCTTTGCAAAGCTGCAAGGGCCGCGCCTGCCCCATCACGAGAGGTTGCAGCGTCGGCACGGATACGTGCTGAGTTACTTATCTCATTGGGGTACATTGTTGGGTTATCTCCAAAACCTCGTTGAACGAGCCTGCGAGTGGCAGCGAGAGGCCCTACACCAGCGGCTCCCCCAGTAAGTACCTTGGGGGCCATGAACGAGTCAGCGACAGTTTGAGCACGGAATGCGGTAGTAGGGGTTTCTATCCCTGCCTCACTTCCCTCAATCAAGGACTGACGAGTTCTGTCTCTGGCAATGAGTGACCCGGTTGTCGTCTCCATCCTGGTCACAGCCTCGTCACCTAGCACTGCTCTAAGGGTGTCTAGACGACCATCTTTCAGTGCGCTAGCTGGGTTAGCAGCATCACGGGCGCTGGCGAACATAGTGTAGCGCGACCCTCTTGCTAGGGCCTGCACTGAGGCGTCGTTTATATCACCTGACAGGAAGATAGAGGCGTCTGCACCGTCTAGATTAGCGCGAGTTATCACCGAGCGCCCGAACTCATAGGCGTTCCGAGTGTCTGAGATATCTCCATAGGTAGCTTGTAGAGTGCGGAACTGGTCGTTTGTAGATAGAACGTCACGAAGATAGTTGGAAGCGTTCTGCAAGTTTTTGATAGGCGCGACATCGGTAGTAGCGGCAGAGTTATTTGACCTGAGCCGTCTGTGTATCTCATTCTGGACGCCTTTTCGCAGGTCATTGACCTCACGGAAAGACAGGTCAGTGTTTGCTCGATTAGCGGCAGTGTTGACACGGTTTGCCGGGCGAACGTCGGCAATCAGGCTGCGCAGTGTAGCCAGATCGTCACCTGCCCCAGTGGTCGTTTCGTCCATAAGCTTGCGGACACTTGCCCTGACAGTAGCTATTGGCGTTGCCCACTGCGCAGCGTCCATATCGTTAAACAACTGGTCATAACGTGGGCGCAAGGCTTTGTACTGAGCGTCGATGTGCGCTGCGTGTTGCGTAGGCGTCATCAGATCGTCGCCGCTTATGGCTTTGAGCATAGACTCACGGTACGGCCCAGCCAATGACGACCGAGTGCGCAACAGCCCTAGCATACGTTGTTGGACTTCCTCATTTGGAGACCGCATCCCGGCGACCAAATGGCGTTGCAGAGAAGGGTAGAGATCAGCGATGACCTGCTCAGGTCCCATGCCATCAACTAAGGCTATCGCTTGAGGCAAGGTTAGCTCTTGCCCATTTTGGGCAGCTTTAGCTCTCATAGCTTGGTAAATCTCGTCGCCTACCTGTGTGCGGAACACGTTACTAGTGCGTCCTGCAACAGTGCTTACGATACCGCCCCCCACACGAAGTAGGCTATCCCCAAACAGACCTAAAACTCCTGCCCCAGCCCCCGACTTTAGAGACCCGGACAAAGAGCCATCGCTGTTTAGCTGATAAGCTGTTGTCTGACCAAAGGCCGCAAACCCTGCACCGAGCGATTGACGACCCCCAGCAAGGTATACACCGCCCTTAAACAAGGGCCCACCGGGCACAAAGCTTCCGAGTATATCACCGCTTATTGCGGCCAAACGGTTGTCGTTCCTGCTCTCTGCCAGATTGAAGTTTACTTTGTCTTGAGCCAAAGACCCGGCTTCCGCCGCATCCTCGGGAGACGCGCCGCCAGCAAGCGCTCTGACCTGAGCCTGACCACCTGCCAGACTGTCTAGCAGCCCTAACATGCCTTGATCGTTAGCCGCTAGCGCGGCAGTCTCCATGCCGCCACCGGGCTTAGGACCTGACGCCTGAGCTAGAGTAGCGTCTAGAGAAGGCATAACAGACGACCCGAGAAGGTAAGCTGCTGCGTTCCCACCCGGCCCAGCTTGACTGAGTAGCCAGTCTGCTGCACTGCCTATGCCCCCAGCTACAGCCCGGCCTGCACCAGTAACCGCCGCCCCCATCTCCCCACCAGTGGGGGCTGATGGGACTAAGGTGCGGAGTAGTGATTGCTGTGGTTGCTCTGGGCGCTCAGCCGGAGCTGGACGAGGCTGTGGCCGAGACGAACCGGGGCCTTGCTCAGCGCGTTTTGCGCCCTCTGCTTGGGCTGCAAGCTGGGACGCATAGCGCTCCGTCTGGGAGGTGCGAAAGTTTACAATATCGGCCATGTCTATGCGTCCTCTAAGTATTCACCAAATGTCCGATACTCTATCGCCCCGTCAGGGAGGCGTAGAGCGATGACTTCGCCACGGCGAGACAGCGGCATAGTTTCAAGGTTAAGACCGTCAGCTTCCTCTAGGAAGTCGTTTAACGATATTTCCCTAAAGGCGGGGATAGTCTCTGCGGCTTTAGTCATAACACCTTGATAATCGGTGAGGCGAATTTGGCCGTCATCACCCAGCCCACTAAGATAGCCCACACGGGCCTCCTCCACGGCGCGAGCACGGTCTACTTGACGTGTAACGTACTGCGACAGTGCTAGACCCTGCATACGGTTGTCCCCCGCCTGAGCCATAATTGCAAGCAAGCGCTGGCCTTCTAAGTTGGACAACTGACCAGACACGCCAGCAGCCAAGTTTGGTAGCTGGTTGTTGGAGATACCGTCAATCAAGCGGTTAGCGAACAACTCAGGGTCCCCTACTACGCCATCGAAAAACCCGTCTGGGACAAACGGACCTAGCAACTGTACCAGAGGTCTAAACAGCTCTGCTGCGGCGTTCGGGGTATACGACGGATTAGCGAAGATCTGAAACTGTTGCGCAGCAGCCGCCCGCAACTGGTCCTGCGGAGCAGCGGCCTTAGCAGCCATCTCTGTGTCAGCAGTTACACGGGCGCTAACAGCTTCTTGCGCTAGCGAAGTACCAGTAGTTCCTGCCTGTAGTTCGAGCACCTCACGGATAGCCGCCTTAACTTCTGGAGACACGTTAGGGTCAGCGAGAGCAGCAGCCATGCGTTCTGTTTGGCCTGTGTCGTCTTTACCGTACCCAGCAGCATCTAGAACAGCTTTCTGTCCCGCAGCGTTCTCTGAAAGACGCATCGACTCAACTATCTCAGGTGACGCACCTAAAGCAGCTAGAGATTGGGCCATAGCGCCGGAGTTCGCAAGAGGACCCCCTTCAGCGTCACCGCTTGCGCTTGGTGTCTCGAACTTCATAGCCTGCTGAACTGCATCTTCGAGAGCCTTACCTGAACCGGAACGAATGACGCTAGCCATACCGGGGTTTGTTGCCTCAACCATTGACGCCATAGTTTCACGCTGATCTGGATCAAGGTTATAACTGGAGCCACGTCCACCGCTAGAGACAGCAGCAGTCATAGCGCTTGTAAGAGACGACTGTGCAGCGTCCCCCATGTACGCCAGCCCTGCGATCTGACCCAAGCCCATGTTGTTAGCTATGCGCTCAAGCCCTTGAGCGCGCCGCTCAGTAGTCTCACGTTCCACAATCTCACGACGGTCTTGGTCGGCACCCGCATAGACACCGCTCATATCAGCAGAGCCTTTAGTGAGGTAGTTAAGGCTCTCAGCCAGCCCCCGCCACAGATTGCGCTTACGGTTGGTGCGTTGCTCGTCTGACAGCCCCTCAGTCTGGAAGATGCGGTCTAGAAGGGTGCGCGCACCAGTGCCATCCTCGTCATCAGTGACGGCGTTAACTGCTGCACGAATACCAGAGCTAGGTGCAGGAGGGGAGCCTCGGGTCTGCGTGTCCCCACTGATGGGGACTCCCAAAGGAAACTGACCAGCCTCACCCATTGACTGAGGGTTAGCCGCCACAAGGTCAGCCTGTGGGGCAGGAGCCTGCATGAAGTCTGACGGGTTAGCGTCAATGTCGTCGGCGGTAGCCGGGTTAGCGTCGGGCCCGCTAAGACCGCTAGCTTGGACATTCTGCCGTGCACCTGCTTCGGCGTCTGGGCCGTTGAGACCAGAGGCCACGATCTCTGCTGTCTCTCCACGGGCTGCGGCCTGCATGAACGAGTTTGGGTCAGCATCCACGAAGTCGGCGGGGGTCATCCCTTCTGGGGCTTCGATCTGGTTCAAGAACTCGCCTAGCTTAAACTCGCCAATCTGCTCCATTGGGCTAGGGCGGCGTCCCGTGTCAGTGTACTGATCTGGGTTTTGGCTGTTAGCCCTCTGCATGTTGTCTTGAACGCCCATAGGGTCGATGTCACGACCGAAGGACAAAATCTCGTTGTTGACCGTGTCTCCACGAGCAGGGTAACGATCGTCTAGCTGGCTAGAGAAGTTAGCCCCATCGCTAAAGAAGTCGCCATAGATGTTTGATGCAAGGTTAGCGCGGCGGTCACGCGCCTGACCGTCAGAGCGCTCCCAATACTTGTCAATCAGTCGAGCGTAGTCAGACGCACTTTCGCCACCACCGCCCATAATGCGGTCATACGCAACACGTTCGTGTGTCATCATTTCATGCAGACCAAAACTCACTTGAGCGCTAACATCGTTGATGTCAAGCCCTAGACGGTCAGCGTACCCGCGCATGTTGTCGAGGCGGTCTAGCCTGTGCTGGAATAAACCGAAGGCCCCCTCGCTTTTGTTGTACGCCGTAGGGTTGCCGCCGCTCTCAATCATAGAATTTGCAGCTAGCCCGGCGGCAAACTGAGGGCTTTTTCCAGACTCTAGTGCTTGACGAATTATCTCCTGCGCCACGTTTCGGTCATAGAGCCCTGTGCTTTGGCCTCGTGTACCAGCCCCGTTATCGACGGGTCGGCTACCACTACCAGTTTGCGGATTATTGCGTCTGTCTACTTCTGCTGTGTACCGCTGAACCGCAGTCAGGGGGGCAGCAGCTACAGGCGTACCAGTAGGGAAGTCCCCTCCAGAGGGGGGTTGAGCCTGTTGAGGGTTAGGGGTGGTGGGCTGAGCCGCGCCTAGTACTTCACGCGGGTCAAGCGCCCCACCGGGGCCAAAGAGGCCACGGGTTGCGGACGTTAGGAACTGCTCTATAGGGTTTGCCATTATTTACCTGCTCCCATTAGGCCAGCGCCCATCTGCATGTAGTTAAACAGCCCAGGCTTGAACTGACTAGTAGTAGTTGAGGCCGCTGCCAAAGGATTGCCTTGCAAACCACCCATAGCGGTCGCAAGAGCGGTGTTAGGCTGATTAGCGAACTGCTGAAACTGCTGGTCGCCCTGACCAAGGAGCGCCTGCAAGAAGGACTGTTGCTGGGAACCAGCGTTGGCTTGCTGCCCCATAACAGAGTTGCCCATATTAAGCCCGGTGGCAGAGGCACCTACCAGCCCTTGAGAAGCGGCGGTCGTCTGACCGAGGGATTGGGCGCTCATGTTAGCGCTAGTGTTGAACCCGTCTTGGAGGAGGCGAGCTACCATCTCGTTTTCTTGCTGGCCAAAGTTGTCATTAAGCTGAGACTCAACTAGGCCATGACGGGCACCGCCGAACGCCCCCGCCTGCGCAGCTTGTCCCTGCAAGTTGTTCATCTCTAAGTCACGACGATCACGCCCACGGCTGATTGCGTTGTCCATGACCTGAGTGCGGTAAGGGTTGAGAAACTGGTTCATAGTTTGCGACATGGCGTTAGGGTCCGCCGCAAACATTAGCCCGTTAGTACCGCCTGTAAAGGCGTCGGATGACTGTCCAAAGATGTTCTGTGGCATTTACTTTCCCCCCTGCTGTGGGCGCTGGGCCGCTGCGGGCATAGCTGCAATCTTGTTTCCTTCGCCTTTGAAGTAGTCCAAAATACCTTTTCTCTCGTCCTGCTGCTCAGACGTCATGCTCTTGTCTACGTTGCTATCGAACAGCCCGCCAGTGCTGTATCCCTGAATACCGTTAGCTGCTGTTTCCATAGCAGGCATAACAGGCCCCCCACCAGTGGGGAGACCGAATACAGCGGCAGCTTCATCAGCTCCTTGGAACGCTGCCTGCTGTTGAGGAGTGAAGGCAGCAGCCGTGACCCCCCGATTTGGGGCCATATCTAGACCAGCAGACCGAAGAGCACCAGAAATAGCACTAGCTGCACCTTGCTCAATACGAGGGTCAAGTTTGACCTCATTGTTTTGCGTACCACCTTTTCCGCCTTCGCCGCTCATTGCTCAATCTCCGACCACATGGTTGTAAACTTGTGCTTCCAACCTTTAGACTTCAGCGCCCGCAGCCAGCCGGGACGGCCAGAGAAGGAAAGGTACTTGCAGCCACACTCTTTGGCGATGGCTTCAAACTTGGACTTACGGTTAATTATCCCGTTTAGCTCACCACCAGCGACCATAAAATGATAGGTCTTGAACTGAGGAAAGACCGTTATTTGCGTCAAGCAAAAACAGTCTTCAAAATTATGGAACATAAGATCGCCGCGCATAACCATAGCGGTGATATCGTCAAACGTGTGAGAGTAGTCCGCATGACGCAGTGCCTCCTCAATGTTTTCCTGCCAGCTAAGTAGCGAGCGCAAAACGTCGATAGCCTTCTCTGCCATGTTAGTCGTATCAGCTCTTGCATTCATAGTTGTGCCCTATCTCAGTTTTCGTAAAGTCCCCTCTAGGGAGGACTCTCCGTCAGTGGTAAGATCACTGGTTCCGAGAGACACGTACTGTCGAACACACAGTAGCACATCCCTATCGGGTTGTCAAGTCTCTACTTTACCACGTACTTATGGCAACTCTCTTCCATGTGTCAGTAGCCGTGCAGGCGTAAAAGTAGTCTGCGTCCTTAGACCATGTCCCAGCTACACCGCTAGCCGACGCGCTGGCAGGAGCCCCTACCTCGTTTGATGAACTTATAAAAAGTCCGTCTTTTGATATGACCAAGTTTTTCTCTACTGGGTCATATAGCACGATCCCGTTAACAGAGGCACGCTCAAGTCCCCCTGTCACTAGGTGTGCAGGAAGTAAGGGCACAGGGTCGTTGGCCTCTCCAAACTTAGTTTGAGACGTCATGTACTCATACAAAGCCAGCGCCCACTGGTCAATATTCCTACCGAAGCGGCTTGGGTTTGGGGGAAGACCGTCGCTCACCTAGTGCCCGTCCCCATATCCTTAACGTCTATCCGACAGTTTCCCCATTCAGCGCTCGCTCCTGTAAAGTCAACACGAAGGCTTAGTTCCCTGCCAAACGCTCGGGTGTTTATAGGGTTTGCATACGCATAAGGACCGTAAGTGAACTCAGGCTCGTCTGGCATTGCTTTTCCTATGAAGCTTATAGACAGCCCACCAACACCATCAGTATCAGGAAAAACGTCACCTATAGCTATGTTTGCTGCACCCTCTGCAATGTCAATGGGGCCACTACGGATGAAGATGTCCCCCTCAGTGGGGAGTACATCTGCGAGTTCATGGTTAATAACAAGACCAGCGCTTGATGTCATAGTTACATTGGCAAGCACCCCTTGATCTACTCCAGCGGTCCTGTCAATCCTACCTGTCTGCCATGCAAGGGTTACGTAGTTATACACAACGTAGCTGTCAACCTCCCCGGTGGCGCTAGACAAGCTTTGGTACAGCCACCAAATCTCTGAAAAGGCTGTGTTAGTGAAGGAGCTAATCTTAGAGATTTGTGGCTCAGACAGGTCTTTATATAAAAAGTCAATAACGTCACAAGCTATGGTCTGAACTGTACCATCATACATCCAAAACTTTCTGTCTCCCCACCAGAAAGCAAGGCGGTCGGTGCTGGATATAGCTTGAGCGCATAGTGGGCCGCACTGCTCGCCTATCTGTTCTATGCTATAGACGTAAGGAGGGCCAATATACCTAGCCGCGTGTACGTCGTTTTCCCCTAAGATAAGAACTTGCTTTAAGATGTTGACGACAGAAAGGAGTCTCCCAGTACCACTTAGCGTCCTGTCAATAGACTGGTTACTGATAGAGGGGGTCCAATCTGTACGGTCCTCTGCGTCAGAGGTCTGGACACGACGAGACTGCCCCCCTCCCCCAATAGCGAATACCTGCCTCTGCTCAGTGACGAGGATATCCTGTAAATCGGTGGGAGCGTTAGCTACAGCGGTAAGATCAGGTGCGCTAGTATCTAGCTCATACAGAGCTCCATTGTTTCGAGCCCCTGTGAGCAGTATTTCACCAAAGTTAGCAAAATACCAGCGGTCTGGAGGCTGGGCGTCCTGTCCCTCAGAGTTAACAGCGACACCATAAGGGCTAGTGCCGTATGGGCCATAGCCATATCCGAAGGGGATCACTGCGTCTTTAGAGGAGTTGTTAGCCTCGTAGTCCGCGTGGGCTACGTCGGTCACAGTGCCGCCAGCAGTCATATAGTAGAGAGCCAAGTTGGACCCTAACACAAAGTTCTGTGTCTGGTCATTATCTCTCCAAGCAAAGACGTCCCTTACTGCTTCTAGGGAGGCGTCCGCTATCACAGAGGCTATGTCAACGCCGAGCGCCTGTCTGGTGGCCCACCCTCCTACCGGACGAACCGACCCTTCACGGTATCGGACTAGATTGCCGTCTACCCATCGACCACGCCCAGCGTAAGACGTTGCGTTTTTAAACAAGCCGGGAGGAAACTTTAAGGGTGCTAGGGCCATAGTTTTACGCCGTTTTCATTATGTAAGCAAGAGCGTAGTAAGGAGGGAGGTTATCGTGCGCTGTGCCAGAGCCTGTGGACGCCGAATTTCCAGACATAGTGTGTGTGTGCGCGCCCGCTGACTCTGTAGACCCAGAACTGGGCCCAGAGCCTACGTTTGATACGGTAGACGCATCTGGATTGACCTCGCGCGACGCGAAAGTGAAGGCGATGTCGTGCGTGTGCGCACCTGCGCTGGCAGTAACGATATCGCCCGCCGCGTGGGTGTGTGCTGGGAGATCCCCTTCCGCCAGAGCAACAGTAGCAGCACCGCCTGTGTCGTCAACATTGTAGGTCCCAGCGGCATCCGAATCCGCGTGAATTACAAAACGACCTGTCAGGTCTGGTGTGCTGTTCGCCCCGTCACAAATTACCCACCCTGTAGGGATGGCGCTGACAGCGCCACTCCACATAATAATACCACCTGCCGGGACTAGGAACACAGGGGCAACTGATACCCCGCCTATAGTGAAGGTTGCGGCCTCTAAGCCTGTGAACGTCCCTGCCCCTGGAGTGGTTGCGCCTACAGGAGTGCCATCAACAGTACCACCGTTGATGTCTATGTTGGCTAAAGGGAGGGTTCCGTCTAGGAGATCATCTACCTTCCCCCAGTTGGCGTTTAGCTTGTCGCCCCACGTAGTTGTATCCCCACCTTTGGTAGGAAGGTCGAAGCTATGGGTTGTTGTTACGGCCATTAGTTATACTCCCCACTGGTGTGGATTAAGGAACGTGATGGTGTGCCTGCATAGCGAGAGGAGACCCACCGTGCTGCAAGTGATGCTTGTCGTCTTGGTCCGTTAGGTCGAGGGCCTCACGTTGCAGGTCAGTATACAACTTGATACGGTCATCTTCACGAAGAAAAACAGCGGCTGCTTTGAACACGCTGTTGATATACAAGTGCTTATACTCGTCTTCCATCCATGATGCGTCTGCCACAGAATAGTTTGGGATACCTATGCGGTAAACCATAGTAAGGTCCGCTGGTGAGTCCGCTGACAGATCGCCAATAAGACGGAGGTAGTAAGACCCGTCGTCCCGGTCCACGGCATAGTCATTGCGCAGAGCACCAGAAGAGTAGGCTGAGCGCATTGAGTAGACAGACGACAAGGTAGTGTTGTTCATCGGACGAGTGCTTGAAGTGCGGGCGTTGTTAATCAAGCTGTGCATAGACTGGTAGTCAGTGACCCCGGTAGTGAGGTTAAAGTCTTGTGTCTCTGGAGCGATCACCACAGTTTTCTGTCGGCGCTGCCAAGAGCGGGTCAGGATGTCTAGCTCGTTGTCTGCTTGCTCAATCAGGTAGTCGAGGTTAGAGACCAGAACAGAGTCATTCTGACGCCACAAGGCGGTCAGAATATAGGTCTTGAAGTCTGCATAGTTCTTAGCCATCAGTGCCCCACTCTAAACCCGCGATAGTCGATATCGCTCTTGATGCGCTTCATTGCAAAATTAGCAAAGCCTTTAGTCCCTACAGCGAACCCGCACTCTTTCATCCACCTGTCTGCGGTCAGAGGGTCGATAGAGCCTACCATCCGCTGAGCTAGCTTGCTTTGAGTGTGACGGTCCACAAAGCTTCCATATGCTAGCATAGCCTCCATAATAGGAGAGGCGTCGATAGTCCTCTTGATGTTCACAGTCCCGTCAGCGGTTACTGTGACTACCTCCCGACGCCGTTCATAACGGCGTCGGTAGACCTCAGCGATAAGGTGCTCTTCCTTCTCAGTCAGCGCCAGCCCGTTTTCGACCTTTACGAGGGCTCGCGCCAGCAGGAGCCGTAACCGCTGCGCCGATACCCGCATCTGCTGTTGTGGCGTCATTGGAAGAGGTTTGAACGCCCTCTTCGGTGCTTGAACTGTCTGCTGCATCTGCTTTGTCCTCGTCAGAGCTGATCTGGGTAGCGTAGTTCAGCTCGTCTTGTGTGCGCTGCTTGGCGCGGAGTTCTTCAATCTCTGCTTCCAGAGAGGTGCGGATGCCGAGAAGGCGCTCATTCTCGTCTAGAGCGTCTTGGGCGTCTTGAGCGTCGTAGACAGCCTCCTCAACAGGATCGTCAAGATCGAAGTCTGGGAGCACTACTTTGATGACGTCTCGGTTCAAGTACCCCTCAGCCGTCTTCTTGTTGAGCACCGCCATGTCGCCGGGCTCGCAGTACTGCCCTAGGTTATCGCGGATGGTGGACTTAACCACACGAAATTTCAGCATCCCTTTTGGAGGGATAGCGTTAGGGTCACAGTTAGATCGGGCCATCTTGCCACTCCTAGTGCATGTAAGAAGCTCTCCCCACTGGTGGGGAGAGCTAGGGTTTAGCCTCGCTTACGCGATGGCGTTGGTGGTGTCACGGATGATGCCGTGCGCCTTCTCGTTATCGACTTGGAGACCGTACTCGCACCACAGAAGCTTGCCTTTGGAGTGGCCTGTTTCTGCCAAGTCTTTTTGCTTGGTTGTGTCGAGGTAGGCAACGGCGGCGTACTCGGGGTCCAGGATGAACACGTTATAGCTGTCGTTGTTGTCGTCAGGGTTGTTCGTCCGCATGAAGCGGTTTGGCACCACTGTCAGTTCGCCAAAGTCGCTGTCATAAAATTCAACGGAATTGACGACCTTCTTGTCGATCACGTCTTTGTAGCCCGTGGCGTTGCCAGTGAAGGCCGCAGAGATGCGACGTTTGTTGCCACCATTACACATGATGATCGACGGGTTGCCGCCCTCGTTCCAGATCGCTTCGATGACCGAGTTCAGGTCAGCTTCGGCAAACACAGCAGAGGCACCTGAGTCCTCAGAAGCGCCAGCAGCGGCAGCGTTGGGGAAGCCCTCAGTTGTGCCTGAGAGGGTAGGGTCTACACCACCAGTTTCAAACGACGAGTTGGTCCTGAGGAACGCAGGGAGGCCAGCAGACGAGCGGGCGTTACCGGACGAGGCAGCGGCAGCGGCCACGTTGTCGGTCAACATGCTTTCCATATCGCGCTTCAGCTCTTGCATTTTCAGAGTTACCTGAGTAGCCAGCTTCGCAAGGTCTTGGGCGGCAACATCAACAGCCTGAGAGGTTGAGGACACTTTGACTTTCTTGTCAGAAATCTGAGTGTAATTCGACATGCGCAGACCGACGTTTGAGGCGTCAGTGCCGGGAGCGTCGTCGCCTTCAATCACGCGGTTTGCGGCATCTACGGCGGCGAGTTCGACAATGGGCCATTCAAACAGGGTGTTGGACGCAGTCTCTTCGCGTACAGCAGTGATGAACGGGGTTTCGGTTGGCGAAAGCATAGTAAATGCTTCCTGCAAGTCCTCGCGCATGAGAACTTGGTCGTAGGTTTCATTGGTGGCGCTATCTACAGCCATTGGATTAGCCTCTTGGTACGAGCAACGTGGCCGCTACGTCACTGGCCTTACCAGTTGAACGAGCTTTCGCGGTTGCTGCTTTCTGGGTTTTATCGGCTTGACGAACACGGGTCTTTGCCCCTGCTGAGCCGGTGCGGAGTCGGCGTACTTTTTTCACGTTCTGCCCTTCGAGGTTGAGCGGATCAATTTTCTCACGGGTGCGTGAGGTCATATCACGGTACTTCATAGCATCCCGAACCAACATAAACATGCGAGGGTCGAGGGCTGTCTGAATTTCTTGCTCAGTATAACCGTAGTACTGCGCGGTCGCGGACAGCTTTTTCAGGAGTGCTGGAGCTTTGTCTGGGTCAACAAGGTCTGGAAGCTCTCGGACAACAACTTGCCCTGCCTCCTGACGATAAGCGGCCAGCCGATCATTACGGTCTTTTGACAGTTCCGCAATCTTAGTCTCCACCGCCTGTCGGGCAGATGTCACGCGCTGCTGGTCAGCGGTGTATGCTTCTTGGTGCTGGAGATACCGCTCTGGGTTGCTCCGACGCATTTCTTCGTTGGGCTTAGGAATAACCCCTGCGAACACTGAGTCGTCAAGTGACGACAAAGCACTCTCAAGAGTTTGTTGTTGGGCAGCCAACTTTTCGAGCGTCTGAGTGGCAGCGGCGTGAGTGTCACGTCGCAGTTCAGTCGCGTCTTGTAGGCGCTTTTCGATAGCGCCCTCGCCAGAAAAGGCTTTCTTGAGGTCAGCGATAGAGACTTCTCTTGCCTCGCCATCTACAGTGACCGTTGTGAGGTCAGTGTCGTAGATGTCAACGTATCCAGTCTCGTCTTCTTCCTCAACAGGCTCTTCTTCCTGCTGGTCTTCATCGGCGTCTTCGCCGTCTTCTAGGTCGTCGCCTACCGGATCGGTGTCGGCAATGATCTCCCCACTGGTGGGGGCTTCCTCAACAACCACAGCTTCGTCATCCTTGACGTCGTCATCTGATGTGGTTACAGGTGTAAGGAGCATAGCGGCGATGTCAGTATTTGACATTTCGCCCCCTTCCTCAGTTTTGTTCGCGCTGCGAGCCATGATTATCAATCCATTGTTGAGTGTCTGTGAGAGCTATCACTTTTTGGTAGCACTCTTCTCTAACTTGTTGGTCTTCGGGGGCTGTCCCCATAAGCTCTTGTATATACATATTTTTTAGCGTTGTCAAGACTAAATGTAAGTCAGGATTGTGAGCCAGACGCAACAGAGCGCGGTCCACTTGCGGGTCTGGATGGGTCAGTAGCCGCTTGCTCTTGCCTGATTGTGTCATTCAAAACTCCTTGGCCTATCTTGGCTAACTCAATTTCACGCTTCTGCACCAACTCGTCACGTCGGATATCATTGTCTTCTGCTGCATTGAGGGCCTTGAACTGTAGCTCCATCTCTTTGGAGCGAGTTTCAGACATAAGCTCTTGCATACGGGCTCGGGATTTCATGCTCTCAATCATTACGAGACTCTTGCCGGGGTCCATCGGCTGATTTTCTTGTGCTGCTTGAGCCTGTTTGGCCGCGTCTTCTTTCATGCGCTTAGTAACTTCCGCCTCGGTCTGGCGGTCGATGTAGTTAAAGTAGCGCCCCACGTTGATTACCCCACCTAACTCTACCATGTCCTCAATAGTGTTGTAGACCTGTGACAGGGACGTGAACGGGTTGTCAAGGCCTAGAGTCTGGAGGTACTTTTGCTGCTCCCCGTAGATGAACTGCAAAGTCCCTAGCTTCTGCTCGGGGCTAGCGGTTCCTAAGCCGACTGTGGGCTCTGCCACCATGTTTGGATCGAAGCTAGAGATGTCAACAGGAACCAGCGCACCACGAAGGCGGATCATCTGCCTCTTGTCCATATGACGCATAGATAAGCGCAACATACGCTTAAACATAGGGATTAGCCCAGTCTCAATGAGATTACGGACCATCAACTCTACTTGCCCCTGCGACAGTTGGATAGTGTTACGAACAGCGTCTTTATCAGTTGACTGCATAGCGTCGGGGTCTAGGCCCTGAGAGGCTTTTGTCGCGCCTACCCGTGTCTGTGCATCCATCTCTAGGTACTGTAAGAGAGGGATAAGGTTTTGGGCAGTAAACGGAATGTCAGCATACTGAATTTCAGCCCGCCCTTTTGTCCTGATGGGTGCGCCAATCCCGTTGTTCATAAGGTCTTGGAAGTTTACCTTTGTTGGGTCGGCGGCGGGTCGAGGGTTGTTCGCCATCAATGCGTTATCGATTATAGATCGCAGCAGTGACGTCTCCGTGTCTTGGCTGGCCTTTGTTACGTCAGTGATTGACCTACCAATAACTGTAAACGGGATAGGGTCGACAGAAAAAATGTCAATCGCAAAGTCTTCGATCCGTTCGTGGTGCAGGTAGATGTTCTCTGCACCTCCCATGTAGAAGACATAGCGTTCTGAAACGCCGTCGCCGTCCATATCGTATTTGCAATAAGCCTCAGTCAGCAAAAACTCGTGGTTCATTATGTCTGCGTCGGCTTCTTGTGAGTCGGACGCATTGTATCCTCTGCGCTGCTGGTCAGCACCGGAGGCTTGGTTTTCTCTCGGATCATCGTTACTTAGAGACCGCCAATCGTCGTATTCAAGGCCCATCTCCATAGCTTCTGAGACAGTGACAGTACGCTGATGTCCGTGTACGAAGTCCTCTAGGTTGTCGGCTTTACGCTCAACAAAAAACTCATAGATAGGGAACGCTTCGTTGCAGATTTTGCCATTCTCATAGTACCGTGTGGCTCGAAGGTCATAAACAATGTCCCCACTGACGGGGACTTCACGTTCTTCGACACTGTCCACAATAACGTCTTCGAGCTCTGCATACTCAGCTACCTCAGCGGCGCTGATACCAGTGACGACGATGTGCTCAGGCTCAGGGTTCTCTAACCAATAGGTCTTGACAGGGCCAGCCTTTAGCTTAAAGGACTCTTGGACGGCACTATAGAGGGTCATATACCCCCCGTTGCTGTAAAACAGGTTAGTAGCCCAGTGAGACTGCTGCTCAGCAAACGCTGCATTACGGATGTTTGTAGGTAGGTACTGAACAGGCAGACGGGCGTGGAGAAATGTACGCATAACGCTAGGCATAAGTGCTCGGATTGTATCACGAACCTCGGTCTTGACAATGCTAGACCGCCCCTCCTCAGTGGGGATGTCGCTCTTCCCAGCGAAGTATGCTTCTCCAGTTTCCCACTCTTTGGAGAACTCGCTAGACATGAAGTCAACAGCGCTTCCGACACGCTCAGACAACTCACTTGTAGCGTGCTCTAGGCTTATACCAAAGTCGTCAGAGGTTTTCATGTAACATCACCCGAAAAAATTGCGTCGTATGTAGCTATAAACGCTCGCCCCGTAGACAAGCTCTTTGGGCCACCATCGTCAGCTAGAGCCTCTGCATGTGCGTCTGCCAGAGGGTCTAGTCGATCCTTAGCAGCTTCAAAGCTACTCCCTGTTCCGCAGCCACTCACGGTCAGCGTCAGGATCACCGTCGCCAACGTCAGCTTTGTCTGCACGTTTATGAGTCTCACGGTAGTTCTCCATCCGTTTAGCTTTAGCCCGTGTGCGCTCAGACTTAGCACCTCCGAACCAGATTGTCAAGGCAAGACTTATAGCAAGCCCTAGGTAAGCTACTCCCCTACCAAGTCGAGAAGTGAGGAACCAACCAAGCATTATGATTGATCCACTATACGCCCGAGGACGACCAGCGCAAACATTACACAGGCACCGCTTGCTAGCCATTCTTGCGGGACAGCGTCTCGTAGGTCAGGAGGCACGACTAGCCACGCACCAGCAGCTACCCCCCCTATGGTCGATAGCTGAACACTGAGCCAGCTACCAGCCTTTTTCCAGTCAGGAACCATTTTCATGTCTTTCCTCCAAACAGTTTAGAAATAAGAGCCAAGATCATAGACAGGTGGCCGGGACCTTTTGGTGCCTCCACTGTCCCCACTGTAGGGGACTCAGCTTTTTTAGGAAAAAGGTGCTCTGCTACGTCAGTTGGGGACAGTTGCCGCACCAGATGACGGTAGTTTGGCGTGTTGTCTCCGTTGAGGCCAAAAACAGGGACCATTCCACCTTGATAGCGGCCTGTGTCGAACAAGGCTTTCTCTCGGGCCCTACGAGCAGACAGACCAGCTATGACGGTCTTCTTGCCGTTTATCGTCCCTTTATTCCACAAAAGGAACGACTTACCAGCACGTTCTAGGTCTCCAGAGTTGATGTGGCGGGCAACGGAGGACTTACCAAACCCTCCTGTGCCGATGTTGAAGCACAGAGACACGCAGGCGTCGTACTGAGCCTGAGAGACAGGGACGTTTAGGGCCTTATCTACCCCCTTCTCATACACCTCTAGGTGAGTGCGAAACAGTGTAAACGACAGAGCTATGGCGGTGGCTAACGCTGTTTTTGTTATAGGCATACCACGCGGCATAGTCCGTGGATTCGGCTCAAGCCCAGAAGTTTCAGCATGACCAGTGCCAAACGTCCACACACCGACAGCGTCAATGTATGGGGCAGGTACTAAGCCTTCGCTTATGGTTATCTCTATTAACCCTTTAGTACTGGTTTTCACACCCTTACTCCTCTTTGTTTAATCCCGTTTCTGTAACAGTTCTTTTATATCTGTACGTACCTCTCCCAGCAAACCTTTGATGTCCACATAGTCTCGTCGGGCTTGTTCCCTGTCCTCGTTGCGTGTTTCCTTCCAGCGCCTTTCGGCCTCTTTTATAGACTCAATTCTTGCTGTCTCTTCAGAGTACACCTTTGCTAAGGCATGGCGGCTCCTGAACTCTAATCGAGCAAACGCAAGAACAACGGTAATCCCGGTAGCTATTAGCGTCCAATACTTCTGGATAAACTCTTCCATCTAGCTTCCGTTCTTATGGTGGTGAGGGGTTATTGGCATTCGTGCGCCCAACCGTTTACTATGATTGCCAAACCCGGAACCCAAGTCATCTCGTCCCCAGTTTTGCCGTGGGCGAACATCCAGAACCACGTTTGAAGCGGAGGTGGATACATACTCACCATTATCTCAGTTGCCTGTTGCCCTAGCTCTCCCGTGACTGGGTGGGAGGCGCTATGAAAGCCCCAAGCCGTTGTGGGCAGGGTGCAGACACGATCCCGCCCAAGGACGAGGTACATGGTGCAGGCGGAGGCGCAAACCTCTGTTCGTCGGATCACCTCGTCGGTGAAGATAAGCTCGCCAATCTCCAAACGCCGCTCAATAACACTGCCGCCCCAGTCGGGCTCAGCAAGTGCTGTACCAGTACACATGAGCAGCGCGAGGGTGTGGAAGACGACAAGGGCGAGCACCCGCACGGTCAAATCCTCAGCGTTGGGCTGTTCGGTCGGCAGGAGTAAACGCCGTTGACCGTTTTGCTTTCCCCAGCCTCAACCGCAAGCGCCTCGCAAGCGTCTGCGAGGTCAGGATTGGCGCAGGTTATGTTGACGTGATAACCGAGCACTGTGACGCCGGGGATGGCCACTTCGCCGTCTGCGTTTCGGATAGGCTCGGTTCGCCAGATGGTGCCGACCGGGTGCACATTTGTCAGGCTAATGCCGTTGGGTGCGTCGTCGGTCACAAACCCCCACGCCGTAAGCGCGGAGGTCATTGCGGGCCTGTCTGGCGCGGTGAGGTATAGTTTAAACATGCTCATGATCCACTAATAACGGCAAGCTGTGCGTCAGACCAGCCGGGCGTCGATACGGGGCTGGCGTAGGGGCCAAGGGAGAAATGGCTGATGCGGACAGGGACAGTGACGCCGTTCAAACCCCCGAAACTGATCCTTGTCGCCGCAGTCGGGATGTTCCCGCTTGTATCTGTGACCACCGCAGCACCATTCCAACTGGACGTAAAATCGTCATCAGCAAAGCGCACTGCCATTTTCCCCGCCTCGCCAGTGGCCGCGACCGCCCCAGATAAGGACCCTTGACTTACACCTGAGACTATGGAGGAAAAGTAGTATCGCCCCAAACTCTCCGCGCACCACACAATAACCCGGTTATCGCTAGTTCCGTCGTCTATTCTAATAAAGTCGGGATACGCACTCCCGCCCGTCTCATAGTCCATTGACCCCTCAAACACGATGGACCCGCTGCCTTGGATAAAGCCGGGGATCTTGTCCGCTATAACGCACGTTGCCTCGTCTTTGGCCCGTGCCTCTGCCGAGCCGTAGGTGGGGATGCGGCTTGTATCAATATGGTATGCTTCAAGTTGTACAAACGCAAAGTCTGTGGTCCCCTGAGCACCTGCAACCGCACCGTCACTGTCGGCGTTGCGAGAAGGGTAAACCCGCATAGACGTACAGCCAGACGGCGTAGTGACCTGCACCGAATAACGATACCAGCCATTTGCAAGAGGAACAGCGGAGGTTATGGTGTACGCAGCCCTATCTATCCAAGTGCCGTTGCTTTCGTCATAAAACCCGTAGACCCAAGCCGTCGCAGTTCCCGCCTTTATGTCCCAAGAGGCGGTGTGAAGCGCACCAGCAGTAACTGTGCAGAGTTGGTAGATAAAACTCGATGACACTGTAGTCAGGTCAACGGTAGCTGCGTCTGTCCGACCGGAGATGCTCACTGCGTTGTTTGGGGTTATTGTCGCGCCGCCAGCATTCCACCCTGCCGAAAGGTCATAGTTTGGCACAAGGTTCACGCCCGCAGGCTCGCCAAGTGTTTGGCCCTTCACGGGAAGGCGGGAGTAATCCCGGCGCAGAGCGTAGCCCGCAGCCCCACTGGTGGGGAGATAGTCGGTGCCGTCCTTGCTGTTGAGCTGCATTCCGCCGAGGCTTGAATAGTAAGCGCGAGCTTTGCGGATATAAACGCCGGATGTGCCGTCACCCTCAAAATTGTCCAGCGTCCCGTCGTCAGAGATTATGACGCGGACGTCCGCACCGCCTGCCGACCCTGCCGTGCTTTTCAGGGTGACTTCGTAGCCCCAGCCGTCCGCCGTTCGCTTAATTGCCGTAGCTTCAACTGTTGAAGCTGAACCGTCGCTCGCCGCGACCAAAACACCAGTAGTGACGTTCCAAACTGCTGCCACTTCGCCAGCAAAAGGACTATTCGCAAGCGCCACTGCTATGTAGTCATAGCCCGCAGCCTTGACCTCAATCACCACAGTCACTTGGTCGGTCGTGGTGACGCTTCCTGTACCCGCAACAACTCTGTGCGCCCCGCCGCTTGAGGCTGGCACGATAAGGTACGACCCATCTGCTTGCAGCGCCGGAGCGTCCTCAAGATTGTCTGCCGTCCACTCCGCCGCAGAGAAATCAGAACTCTGCTCAAGGAAGTTATGCAGCCCCCATTTCAGCACCCCATCCTTGTCAATCGTGGTGGCCGGACCAAGCGCCACGCTGGTCATCAGCTCAGACAGATTGTCTGACACCTCAGGCCCACTCGTCAGGTATTTGTTTTTCGGCGTGTCGAGGACGAAATACGGGCGTATGCCAAATAAAATAAACGCAGCAGTCCCTAGGAACATACTACGCCGCCGCCTCATTACATACCCGCTCATGCCTAGACCTACCTTTATTTACGGTTTTGGTTACGGATAACCATGTAAATGTCGATTGACGTAGAAGTGCCCCCAGTAAGGGTTGGAGTCACAAACAGCGGGCGCTCAAGAATTGAGTGCATTGCCTCAGAAGCAATAGCGTTTAACGTCGCACCGCTGCCCATAGATGTCATAGGAACACCTACAGCGTCGTGGTTAGCTCCGGTAAAGCTAATCGTAGCCCCACCAAACGTGCCTGCAAAGTGGACGCTGATCTCGTCAGCGGCTTCTTTGACAGGGAACCGAGCGCAGGTGTCTGCCTCAGTGACGGCTGACCATGAGATAAGAAGGTCGTTGTTTTTCGTGTAGGCGAATACTGCTGGAATAACGGCCATTGGTCAACTACCCTATTTCTTGCCGCGCATGTTCTTGTGCGGGCCTTTGCGTGGTTTGTCCATTGCTTTAGCCGTCATGGACGGTTTGAAGTCCCCACCAGTGGGGTCTTTCTTCTGCGACCCCTTAGAGGAGAACATACCCGTAGGAGCACCCCCCCGAGTTGGCATGTAGTTTTTAGTACCGGACGAGGAAGGCATCACTTGTTCTCCAGTTGAGCGCGGACGAAGCAGTCTTTCGCTTCTAGAAGCTTCCGAAGTCCTGCCGATTTTTCCGCGCACTCTGGCAGCGTATTGTCCATGTCGTCAGCGAGAGTGTAGCACTTCTCGGACACGTCACGTAACAGAGGTGCTAAATGGACATAGCTGAAATACCGTAGTATAGCAGCAGGTTTGGATTGGCTCATTATACACCCCATCGGCGTTGACGGATTTACCTGCCGAAATAGTAGCATACTACCGCTAGCGTGTCAACAGCTAGTTTATACGACATGTGGTGCCATATATTTGCTAATGTCAACTTTACCCCAGCTATCGCCAGAAGCACCATTAACGATAGCGCCACCGCCCGCAAACGTGAGGCACAGAGCGTCAGCTACGTTAGGGGACTTCATCCCCCGGCGGCGCATCTTATCTTTGCTCTCAACCATGAGCTTCCCGTTGCTCATATACTCAGCAGCTACGCTACTAAGCTCATGGGCCAGCTTCTCCGATAAAGGGTTCTCCCCTTTAGTGGGGATTGTAACTAGCTTAGTTTCAAACCAGTGTCGGGTCTCGAACCAGAGCTCGTCACGCAGACGCACATATCTGTCTGACATAGACGCCATCTCAGACACGTTTACGTGCACCACCGGGAGCTCTAGCTCTAGCAGCCTGTCAGCTACACCTGCCCCCAGACCGATTGCGTCAACGTAGATAAATATCGGACGCTTGCTATCTGGGGTAGTATCCCAGCGGTTCTTGATAACGCCCGTCAAACGCATGATATCGTCTAGGCGGTACTCTTCGATCTCTTCAATCGTGTTGTCGGTGCGGCAAATAAACCCGCTAGGGTCTCCTCCTCTGCCGGGGTCAATGCCCCACACCCTTCCTGTCCGTGCGTTAGTAAGGTCGCGGCCCTGAGCGCTTTCAACGTAGCTTCTCGGGATAACTGCGTCCGCTCCGCTGTCTGGGAAGTCCCCGAGTACTCGGACCTTGAACTCTCTGCTGTCCCGACCATAGGTCCGCTCCTGCGATTTGATATACTCTTCCGTCACGCGCCCGCTATCCATGCAGGACACCTTACGAGTACGCCACAGATCGCTCAATTCGTTATGTGTTTTGTAGAAAAAGCCGCTGGGCTTCGTCGGGTTCCCAATTAGCACCGCTATAGCGCCCTTTGTCGAGAGCGCGCCTTGCCCGGTTTCGTAGATAAGCTCCTCGACACCGCTTGCCTCGTCCACGATAATAAGGACGCTCTCGGCGTGGACACCTGCCAACGCTTCTGGGTTCTCTTTTCGGGCCGTTCTGAACGATATGAAGTTGTTTTTATTGTTTGGGCTGCGAGTAACCCTCTCAGAGGTCACTTCTAACTGCCGTGACATCCATTGAGGGAGTTTTGATACCCATTTCTGGATTTCGGGGATAAGCCCGTCTGTCATCTGCTTTTGTGAGGGGCTGGTGACGATTACCTTGACGTCATTACGGAATAACAAGAAGTGAAGGGCCAACCACGAACAAAAACAGGTCTTTCCGACCCCGTGACCGCTTCTAATGCTGAGTTTTGTGGTCCCATTGTCGAGGGCGGTTAGCTCTTCAAGCTGCCACGGTTCAAGATGGTCCACTTGTAGGACGTTTTTGATAAACCACACTCTACTCAGAGCGCATTGCTCTATGATAGGGTTTGCCATTTCTCTCTGGGCAGGAGATAGAAAGCTCAGGTCCATTCTAGGCCACCTTATAGTCCCCACTGGTCGGGAGTTGGTACAAGTTGTCTTGATAAAGGATATAGGTCTCTTTGTCAAGAGTCCATTTAAACCCAGAAATTAGCAGAAAAAATAATTTTTAAAACTTGCCAAGGAACAGGGTGTCCCTTGTCATGTGTCGGACCATTTCCAAACAAATGACCTTTCTCTGTCTGTGGGGGTATATAAATATATTTAGAGTCCCAAGGCCGCGGGGGGTGGGGGCCTCTACATGTAGTGCCGCACCTTGGCACAGCCGCAACATGTAGTGCCATCCCCTACATGTTGTGTGATCACACCACCTCTGCTCTACATCTAGTGGATAGTTCAACGTTAAACTATCTCAGTCCCCACTAGTCGGGAGTTGGTTCAACGTTAAACCAATAATGGTTTAATGTTAAACCAATAATGGTTTAGCATTAAACTACCTACAAATTGCAGGTAGTTTAATGGTTGAACTACTTTTGTTTGAAGATGGTTTAACGTTGAACCAAATGCGGAATGACAGTGGGGATTAGTAGTCCCCACTATCTACATCACATTACCGTGAACTATGTTGCAAGTGATAGTATTCGCTTGACGCTATATCAGGCGCTGGGGGGCAGGCTGTGGCCCCTTGTCATGCGTCGGGGGTCTCGGTCTCGGAGGGTACCGACCTTCCATTCTCTGCCCGTTCGGGCAGTGCGTCACCTAACCCAAGAAGAGAGGCCGCGATAGCATCCGTGTCGCCACTCGACAGGTTAACAGAGAGAGAGCGTTTGATCGGTAGACCATATGCGCGGGTTAGGGCGAGTTCGATAAGGCGCGCTTGGGCGGTCGGAGCGAACTGCGAAAACTTGGGGCTGGCAAGTATCTCTCGCAGACGTCCTGCGGCTAGCTCCCCGGCCTGCTGGAGCGCTTCCCAAACATGCGCGGGTATATCGCCCCCCTCGGTCGCCATAAGGGTCACAGCATCGGCTGTGGTGTCGCTGTCGGGCTGAGGGCTTGGGGCGATAAGATGCGCGCCGCGTGATCGCTTATTCTCACGCATGACAATCGCACCGCTTGCACAAATTGGTCCTGTAGTGCGCGGCGGGTTCCGAGTGTCCTCCCCTCCCCTTTAAGGGGGGACACGAACCGCAAACAAAGGACTTGATATTATCTAATGATTTCAATGACTTAACCCTATTTCGGTGGGTGCCCTCCTTGTCATGCAGCACACAACAGAAAAGCCTTTAACATCAAACACTTAGCGGATGTCTTGTCAAGGAAATTTCCCCGATTTGGTGAACATGCCAAGGAACACTATGCCCCTTGACCTGTATCCGCACAACATACTGATTCTATTACATATTCTTTCCTAGATTATTGCCAAGTTCTGGATACAAGCCGCAGCAGGTTCTTGTCATGCAGCAACTTTACCGTCTAACATACTGTAATCATTACATATTTTCCTCGTCATGTCAATAGTTAACTCCACTTTAGTCATGAGTCCTGCTAACCCATTGATATTAAAGGGTTTTATTCTACTTGACTGTCCCCACTAGTGGGTGCTATGTCTCTAGGGGTAGGGGCCAGCTTGCCCCCCGCTCTTTGAAGCTAACCGGACACAATAAGACTGTATAGGCGCATTGCGCCGATAATTGCAGGGAATTACCTTGTTCGCAGTGTTGCGCCCTAGTTCGTCCGAGATTGTTTTGCGATGCAGTAGCGTCACAAAACCGGACACAAGGAAACAACGCGATGATCTTTCAAACATTAGATACTATTGAGAACGTCACGCCTTACGCCGCCCCATCAACTAACGTTGATGTAATTGGGGAAGCGGGGGCAGAGGCTTTCAACATAGGGCTTGCCCCTAGCGCTTGCCCCTATGCCGTTGGCACAATGAATGAAGCGCTGTGGTTAGACGGATACGAAATAACTCAAGCGCTATATGATCTAGAAGACTGAGGCGCGGGGCAGGCGGTAACGCCTGCCCTGCATCGCTAAACAATCTTGACGCCCTAGGGCGCAACATTGCGCAAGCTCCCCACTAGGGGGGATTGTAAAACAAGGAACATGAAAATGAGTAAAGTTGTAAAAGTACTTGCAGCATTCATCGGCGAGACTGAATTTGCCTTAGGCGGTGAGTTCATTATCGCTGACAAGAATCCAGACGGCCCACAGTTCGATGACGTCGTGTCCTTTACAATGGAACGCGGCGTCAAGACGGGGGGCAATGCAGGCTATCGCGTTGCAATGCGTTTGGGTGACGAGACGGAGGGGAACACGAATGTGAAAACCTCCGAAATCATGGGCAGTGCCCCGGCGGCGTTTAAGAAGGCGCTTGCTTTGTGGGCATTGGCCCCCGGCGCGGTCTCTGCTGATTTGGGTCTCAAGACCCTCTTCCCTCAGGCTCCAAAGGCGGGCGATAACAATCCGCCTGAGGCTGTTTTGACCGAGCAAGACGCAGCCGATATTGACGCGTATTTGATCAAGATTAGCAGCGACCTAGCGGCGCTTGCGTCGTCTGAGAAGGCAACGCGTGTGCAGCATCTTAATACGGCTAACAGCGTGACTGACTTACGGTTGCGTTATGCGTCAAAAAAGATGTGGACGGCGGTGAAAGCTGAGAAGCTTGCGCCGATGGCCGATGGTCCAACAAAAGCCTTGTTGCTGACTAACGCAAATGCGGTCGGTTACATGGTCAACTTTTCGCGCGCCGCGCAAAACGTTGATCTGTGGGCCGCAATGCCTGAGCGCTTGCAAGCTCCTCGCACGTTCGAGAAAGAGCTTGGGATCGTTCGCGGTATGATCGCTGCAAACATCGTCGCAGGGATTGTGGACGAGGTCGCGGTGGAAATTGACGGGAAAGAGGGCTGGACCTTTGGCGAACCCCTCTCGACTATGTCAACAGATGTTGCCGTCGTAACGTTGCTTGAAGATATCGCCGCAAGCGGTATCGAGTTGCCTGACAACAAGCAGGCGATGCAGGACGCGGTCAAGGCGCTGGCAACGGCGCACCTTGCTAACTTGGATGTAGAGCTTGATTGTTTCTCAATCGAGGTGGTGGACGGCGTAACGCGTTACGTTCCTTCAAAGCTTGAAGGCGTACCGACTACATTGTTCGGTATTGAAGGCGGCGACGAGCTTGTCGGCGCTATCTGCAAAGCGTTCAACGGTTACGAAGCGGCCAAGACAATCGAAGCCGTTTCCTCTGACGAGGGCACAAAAGCCGTGAAGGACCTCGCAAGGGTCATTCAAACGGGTGTTGCGTTCTCGTCTATGTCGGTCGAGGTGGCCGCTCGTCACCTTATGGCAATCCTTGTTTCTCGTCTTGATGACGAGGCGCGGGAGGTGAGTGCGGCAGATGTGGACGCGATCCTTGATGCAATCGCTGTAAACCTTGAAGCCTTCCGCGACGGGTCAGCCGATAAGGCTGACCTTGTTGCGGTAGACACGCCCGACACCGCAGAGGACGCCGAAAGCGAAGCCGACGCGGCCTAAGCCCTAAACGTTATCCTATCCCCCACTAGCGGGGGGTAGGGGCAACACTGCGAACAAGGTAATTCCAAAGGACAAAACGAAACAAAGAAAAGAGAATAGGAAAAGCTATGGACAATATCGACATGACATTTTTGGACTATCTAGGCCACGCCTTGCCAGCCGCAGGAACATACGCGGTGGCGCTTGTGTTTATCGTTTGGGTCTTCACTAAGGTTATCAGTTAAACGTCCTCCCCTGCGCCCCTTGTCCGGTGGCGTAGGGTTTGAGGGCAAGCGCGCCGTCGCTCGGTTTGGGACTCCTCCCCCCTTTCCGAGTGGCGGCGCGTTTTTTATTGTCGAAATTTTCCCCTTATATATTGTGGACGCGCGCGCACGTATACACGGGGGTAACGACTACACCTTTTTTCAAAGAAATTGAAACATTCTGAGATATTTATAGTCCCCACTGCGGGGGGACTGACTACACCTTTTTTGATCGGGTCTATATTATTTTGACAATAATTGGATACATGATAAAAAGTTCTTGACAAGCCTTTCATCATGTGCTATTGTATATGAAGAAGTTAAGATCAACCGGACACGCAGAACACGCAGGGGGCCAACATGGCACACGAGTTTAAAATCAACAGCAACGGCGACACAAAAGAGACTATCAAAGCAGAGTTCGTGGCAGTTATGGACGCCGCCCGCGCACTTGAGGACGCCTTAGCGAAAGTCACTATTCACGGGCGCAACTACCAAACGCTGGAAAGCGGTAACGAGGCAATGGGCCGTGCCGCAGCCACAAAAGCTCACCATGCTCAGAAGGTAGGCGAGCTATATGTGTGGGCTCTGAATGGAGCAGTGGAAGTGATGGCCGACTAACTCCCCACTGATGGGGACAACAACTGAAAAATGGAGTATGAGACATGACACGTAAAGATTTTGAATTTCTGGCCCGCACCTTTTATCTGGTTCTCGTGAACGGCGAGCTCAAGCCTATGACGGCGCGGGTGATGATGAACGAGATGGATAACAACTACTCGAACTTCAACCGCTCAGCTTTCGAGGACAAAGCGGTGCCCGATAGCCTGCGCGAAGAGTTCAGCATGGCCCCCCGCAAAAAGTAACTCCCCACTGATGGGGACAACAACTGAGAAAAGGAACTAAACTATGGTTATCCGCAGTGCCACGTGGTCAAATGGGACAACAGTTCTATCGGGTAAGTGGTGGTATGTTTGGGCCTCAGAAGTTTTTGTAATTCAAATCCTTAATCGTTCCAGAGTGATAGTCACCCACAAAGATACCCCAACTTGGGGTAGATATAAAATAATTACGACGGAGCTGCCGCTGGGCGCTGACTAACTCCCCACTGATGGGGACAACGAAGACACCGGACAAATTGGAGACGACCGTGGCTAAATCAATCGAAGAACGCATCCGCGACCTTATGGCGAAAGCCACTGATCCAGCCTGCTCAGGTCCAGAGAGCGAAGCGGCGATGCAGCTAGCTCAGAAGCTAATGAGCAAGCATGACCTTACCGAGGCCGATATCAAGGCCAAGGGTGCCGACGCCTTTGTCGAGTGGACCGAGAAAGCCCGCATGACCAAACACGGCGCTGTCTTTCATCCGGTAGACCGCTACTTGGGGCACTACATCGCCAAGTTTGTAGGGTGCCGTCGCTGGAATGACCGGGAAGATCCTGCCAGCGTCACCGCTTCATACTTCGGGCTCAGCTCCGATATAGAGTTCGCCTTGCACTTGCGTGACGCATGGAAAGTTCACTTTGACCGGGCTTGGGACATTTACAAAAGCGACAATCGCCGTTTGAGTGACATGGCACGGGCTCGTCAGTCATTCTCTCTCGCCTTTGCGGACGAGATGAAAGAGCGTCTTGAGAACTGGACTGCGGCGCAACGTGACGCGGCGCAGGGAGCAGGCGGAACCGCCTTAGTTGTGCAGCGCTCTACGCTTGTCGAGGCAGAGCTAGCCCGTCGTTGTATCTCTCTAGAGAAAGGGCGAGGGAGCACGTACCTAGGAGCAGACACCGCCGCCGCTGGCGCTGGTCTCATGGCCGCGAAGAGTGCAGGCGTAGGCCGTGGAGTAGGCAAAGGGCCTCTGGCAATCGCCCACTAACGAACACCGCACTCCCCACTGGTGGGGAGTGCACACCGGATAGAGAGGACCAAGAAAATGAATACCGAAGTGAAAAAGTTTAAGGGTCTGCAAGACGTAGCCGATATTCTGACCGCTATCCAGAACAACGGGCCGCAGCAAGTAGAAGGACTTGACGAGATTATCGGGTTCGATATGGGCAACGACTATGAGGATAGAGCCTGTCTACCTAGACAAGACGAGGGAGAGTGTGGCGCAGCCTGCTGCATCGGCGGGTGGCTTAAGGCGCTTAACCCAGAAATGCCAGACTACACACTAGAGAGGGCAGTTATGGCAGTAAGCAGCCTAAGCAGGGATCAGGCTCACGAGCTCTGTTTTCCGAACACTTTTTCTGTTGACTACGCCAGGATTACCCCAGCGATGGGAGCGCAGGCAATATCCAACTGCCTTGCTGCCGGGTGGCCGATGTGGAATGAAGTGATGAATGGGGGGTGGGGAGAATGACCACTGTAGAGAAAAAGATGAAGGGCCTGCAAGATGTAGCCGACGTTCTGACCGATATCCAGAACAACGGGCCGCAGCGAGTAGAAGACCTTGACGAGACTGTCGGGTTCGATATGAGCAACGGCTTCGAGTATCGGCAAAGTGAGCTTATGAAAGGCGAGGGTGAGTGCGAGTCAGCCTGTTGCATTGGCGGGTGGGTGCAAGCACTTAACCCAGAGTTGCGAGAGGAGGACCTAATAGATGCAGTCATGGCAGTAGGCGACCTAGGCAGGGATCAAGCTTACGCTCTCTGTTTTCCTCCTATCAAGTTTTACTCCACTGTTACCCCAGCTATGGGAGTGCAGGCCATAGCCAACTGCCTTGCTGGCGGGTGGCCTCTGTGGAAAGAGATCGTAAAAGAGGGGCGGGAAGAATGAGCATGGGCGACGAGTCATTCCACGCAGCGATGGAAGCGCATATAGCGCACAACGCCGCGCTAGACAATGCGTTCGAGGACGCAGCAGACTTCTCGGAGGCTGAGGCTAGAGTTCTGGCGAACCTATATACCGCCTTGCCTTCTCCTAAAGGCCCCGGTAAATGGGGCGGTAAGGACGTGGGGGAACAGCGCCGACGCGAAGACGCGGTTAAGTACCATTTGTCTCGACGCTGTAATAGGTGCTATAAAGGGGACAAGATAAGGCTAGCTACACCAAACCTACAGGGGTTCTGGCGCACTGCCCGAGGTGAGATGACTTTTCAAGTTTACGGGTACTGCATCCAGTGTAAGGTAGCACACGTTGTCTACTGGGTAAGCGGTTCATTCTCCGCTTTCCCGCTCAACAGCTTAGTGCGGATGCCAGACCCCCGCGTACCACTCCCCACTGATGGGGACAACGAAACTACCAACCAAACTGAAAGCGAGATAGACATGACTAAGGTTCTTTTCCAGATCACTACCCCCACCGAAGTTCAAAGCGATGGGTCCCTCGCAGACGTCGTGCAGTACGGCTTCAAGCTCGCAACCAACAGCGCTGGGCTGTTTGTTATGGAGTTGAAAGACGGATCAATCGTCACTGTTCCAAAGTCGGCTGTTGAGGAGGTACTGCCCTACACTGTGGACATTAACTTCATCGGCAGCGGCAGCAGCAGCCCCAAATACTCCTACCTGTCCGTCGAAGGTCAGGTAGAGGTGGGCGACATTGTAATCGCTGAGGGGTATGACAGCATGATGCAGGTGGTGGCTGTTGACACCAAGTCACGTCGAGCGACCGCCACCCTCAAGGGGCGCAAGCTGGCAACCATCCCCGTCACCTGCGACCTGTAGGAAACCCTAGCACTCCCCGCCAGTGGGGAGTGCACCACCACTGACCAAAGGACTACTGGTATGTTCGACAGACCGCAGACGTTCGGAGGTATGAAAATCACTGTGTCAAATGAAGCTTATAAAATGGTACCGATCTTTCCCGACAAGCCGAGGACCAAGCGACGGATGCGCCGCACCCGTGGTAAGTTCGGACAGCTAGATCGGATGAACCCTCTGGCATACCACACCTCTTTCGGACTGGTTATCCACCCTAAGCTTTACGACGCCCTCAATCGCCAACAGAAACCACCAACCGCCAACCGAAACCAGCCACGTAAGGACTGATGATATGACTCCCGAACAAGCCGCCGCCTTCGTGCAAGCTCAGACAGCCTGCGCTCTTGCTGAGATTGAGGCCATGAAGTCTGAAAACAGACAGAGGGAGCTTAATGACTACACACACGCACACGACGACGCTGCATTTCGCGCCGTCCCTGACCAGTTTGGAATTGGCCACAACTCAGTCTTAAACATATTCTACCACGCAAACGGATAACCGCACCCCCCACTGACAAAACTAAGGAAAAACCATGAAATTTCAAAAGAGTGTAAACCGTTGGGTGCTGGCCTGCTTAGGCCTTGAGATTGCACGCAACAAAGTAGAGCGAAACCATCGCTTTCTCGAAGAAAGCCTAGAGCTTGTGCAAGCCGCTGGCTGCACGGAAAGTGAAGCTATGCAGCTTGTCGATTATGTCTATGGGCGACCTGTGGGCGAAATCGTGCAGGAGGTTGGCGGCGTTATGAACACCCTAGCCGCCCTCTGTACCGCCAACGACATTGACATGCTTGAGGCGGGGGAAATTGAGGTTGAACGGTGCTGGACGAAGATTGATAAAATCCGAGCCAAGCAAGCCGCCAAGCCTGTGTTCTACCCGTTACCCCAGTAAGGTACCGTTTAGGCCCAGCCGCACTCCCCACTGATGGGGAGTGCACCACCACTAACCAAGAAGAGAAGCACAATGAGCATCCGCATGACAGCAGACGAGAAGACAACGAGGCGGCGTCAGTATACACGCGATAACCGCGAACTGTGGAAGGCGCTAGGCTACCGTATGGTCAGTGGCCTGATCCACGACGATGATCGGGTCGAGGTACTTGCCGAGCTTGAGGTCAAGCGGGCGGTGAAGCTGGCGGCGATTGCCACCGACAAGGGGTCATCCATAAACCTCCTCGTCCAGATCGCACGGCGCAACCTTACGCCGACAACACCTCCAAAGAAGATGACTGAGTTCCTTGTCTCTTGCAAGCGCCTAGACAATCTGGCCGATATCGAGTTCGCAATCGAGCAAGCCCGTGCTGCGCACACGGTCTTCCGAAACTGCGGCACCGCTATTGAGTCCGCTGGCACTGAGCAGGTCAAGCAACGGCTGTATGCTAAGGAAGTGGCGTATGGGAACCTGTCGGCGGCGTGGTTCAACATGGCCGAGGTCCGTGCAGCAGATGGAGAGAACACAACTGTGTTCGGGGCGGAGAAAGAGCTCTGATGTATAACTTCAAACAGAACTACATCGCCGTTGAGATACCCGGTAACGCTAGCAAATCGCTGGTCAAGGCGGCGACAGACGTACACGGGGCGCAGGCGATGGCCTGTTACGGGCACCACACCTTAGTCAGCATGGTCGAAAGTCTGATCCCAACTCAGGTAAGCAAGCACTCTTTGTTTGCTGGTGTTGAGGCGTTCGCGGTGATCCGTAGCCCGGCTGATCGTCTATACAGTCTGCTGTGCAAAGCGTCACGAGAGAAGGTAGACGTATCTCTAGACGATCTTATGAAAGAGGCTTGGGAACAGCGCCAACGCATGTTCACTCCTCAATTTAAGTTTGTCGAACTCCCCACTAAAGGGGACAAGGTCAACCTTCGTATGTGGGACATGGCTCGTATAGACGCAGCCGCGCACTGCATGACAGGGCGGTTAATTCGGGACAGCACAGAGGACGTCCCTGCTGCACCTAGGGAGAACGTAAACCCCGGCCACAGCAAGATCACCGTCGAAGGCATGATGAACCACCGTGTCTACGATCACCTGATGGACAGCAAGGAGCACTATGCCCTTGATTACCATCTTTGGATAAGAGCTAGAAGGACCAACAAGCATGGAAAATAACCGCACTCCTACAGATGCGCAGATTATCGCTTCGCACGACTCATATAATGCTGCACACCGAAGTACTAAGTCGGGTTTTGCTTCCGAACCAGCGCCCGCCTCCATGCCAGAAACGTCAACAGGAGCCCAGAGAGAGAAGCTGGAGCTACTTCCTTACGACCTCGTGCCGTTTCAAGAGATCACAGAGGCATTCGCCCGAGCAGCCGAACACGGAGCTGAGAAATACGCCGTGTGGAATTGGAGCAAGGGGCTACCACGGGTCCAAGTGCTCTGCTCACTGCTACGCCACACTTTTGCTTATCTACGGGGCGAAGAGAGAGACAAGGCGTCGGGGCTACTGCACACCGACCAGATACTCTGGAACGCAGCGGTGCTTGTTCACAATGTAGAGCACGGGCTAGAGGACGGGCGGCGCACAGAACCCCAGCGTAACTACGTGGAGGACCCGGTATGAGGAGAAAACGGTTAAACAGTCTGCCCGAGGGCACCGAGCTTCGGATCAAGGACACCTTTTGGACGCACACCGCTAGCGGGGTTTACTATAAACAGATGGTTGTTCGTCACCTTGGACCGTTTGGAGCTCTGTTCGAGTACGTTGCTGACCGTAGAGGCACCGTACACACAATTTACACTAAGGACTTACGACTAGTCCGCACTGGTGGGGAGTTAACCGAATGAGAGACAAAAAACCAACTAGAGAGGAGCTACTTGCCCGAGGTGAGGTCCTCATAAAGTCTATGTCTCCAGAGTGTAGGTATGAGGTGTCAGATCTTTTTGGATACACTGGCTCTAGAGAAAAGTCCGCCGAGCGTGGGCGGGTGTGGCGGCACTTCAGGGAGTGTGGTTGGATGCTGCGAGACATAGCTGAGGTGTTTAAGGTGTCCCCAAACGCCGTCCCTGACGCCATCAAGGTAGCAAACGACATCGATCTAGGACGAGCGATCAAGTTTGTGTCTAGAAGAGGGGCCAAGACCGGGCGCTTTATGGGAAACAGGGAGAAGCCGGGGTGATTAAGCTGACAGCAGAGCAAGAAGAAGACGCCATGCTAATGGCGAACAACCAAGACCTGCCCAACTTTTCCAAGGCTGGGACAGGTAAGACCCACACCACGTTGCAGGCGTTCAAGAACACCGGGATGCAGCACATGACTGTTCTGGCACCGCGCATTGCGCTTGATTGGTGGGCAGAGCAGGCTCAGGAGTTCTTGGGCGCAGACGTCAAAGTCCTCACTAGTGGGGACACTAAGTTAGGGGGCGACATTATGATTACGACATACGATATCGCCCGCAACATGAGAGAGCGGCTGTTTGAGTACAGCATCGGAGGTGCGCTAGCGCTAGACGAGAGCCACTACGTCCGAAACCCTGACGCCGGAAGGACTAAAGCGGTGTTTGGTAACGATGCAGACGGGTTTGGTGGGCTGGTATCTAAGTTCGATACTGTCTGGCCTCTTAGCGGCACACCTATGGAAGGGTATGCTAACGATATGTGGACGCAGGTAGGCACACTGCACCCAGAGGTCTGGGATAAATACGGGATCAGCACTTACGAAGACTTTTGTAAGCGGTACACCTTTAAGAAAAAGAAACAGTATAGTAAATGGATGGAGCCTGTGTGGAAGATAAGCGGTAACAGGTACGAGGACGAGCTAAACCGCATTATCTATACAGAGCTTGGAGCTATCCGCCGCATGGAAGCACCCGGCCTGCCTAAGTTGCGTATGCGCAACCTTCACATCCCTATCAAGTTGACGCGTGAAGTGCGTAAAGCTATGTCAGGTCTAACCGCTGCTGAGATCGTAGCTAAGCTGACCGCAGAGGGTGACGACGAGGTGCTGGCTAAGATTTGGAAGATCATCGGGCTAGCCAAGGTGCCCGAGATAGTCCCCTACGTAGGGGACTTGAGCAGAGACGGTCCTGTTCTATTAGGCTGCTGGCACAGGGACGTTATGACTGAGTATCAAGTCGAGCTTGAGAAGCTAGGCAAGAAGGTAGTGCAGGTGCATGGCAGCACGTCTAATAGCCTGTTGTCACCTATACGTCAAGCCTTTAACTTAGGAGAGGTCGACGTACTGATTGGACAAATGAGAAAGATGGGGGTAAGCTGGAACCTTCAAGAGGCCGCTAAGAATGTGGTCATAGCCGAGACCTACCCCTCCCCAGCGGTGGTAGAGCAGTTCTACAAAAGGGTCTACCGATACGGACAGAAACAGGAGGTGCAGGTAGATATTATCTTGTCAAACACCCCGATTGACGAGGCACTTGATGGGGTCAGACTTAGTAAAGGAATGAGCAATGACAAAATCAATGGTTAGGGACCACAGCGTTACCTATGCGTTGATGTCAACGACAGCACCTTGTCTCGTAAACACTCTGACCGATAGAGGCACCCCCATCACGCCGAGGAACCTACACCTAGATAAGATGACTATGGTTAAGACCTCTGCTGAGATGATAGATGACTATGTGCTGCGTTCGGAGTTAATCCAAGAGGCGCGGTACTCAACCAAAGCGACGGGAGCATGGATGTATTACAGATTGTTGAGTATGCTGTAGGCAGTCGGATAGCCGGAGGACCCTCAAAAGTAAGGGTCAGACTTAGTAAAGGAATGAGCAATGCCAAAATCAACGGATGAACACACCCACTTACCATCAGAAAACGTACACAAACATTTCAGTGCGTTTGTTGAAGAAGTGCGGGCGGGTGGGCACAACATGGACTGCGCGCTATCGTCTATGACGACCACGTTTCTTGTTAACACTTTGGTCGCTCGCGGCGTACCGCTCACTCCAAGGAACCTCTATGAGGAGGCGGTGAATATAGCTAAGATTGCCTCTGAGCTACTAGAAGCCGACGAGTATATTCTAGGGGACCGTGTAGGCGGTTGAGCTAGATACATGATAAATAGGCCTTGACAAACCTTTTGTCATGTGCTATGGTGGGTCAAGTCACTACGACTTAGAGAGCGAACTAGGTGTCCCTACCCCCACCAGTGGGGACACCACTTTTAAGAGGTAGCATTATGGGAGTTAATCTGTCACTGATCGGTAAAGATGGAGAAGAGCTAGACGACTGGGACTGCTCTATAAACGGTGGAGCAAAGGACATTTTCAAGATGTTGGGCCGGGAGCTACCTGTGCGGTATATGTCGGAGAGCCCAGAAGATTATATTGTTCGCCCGTCTGACTTCTCTGCGTGGCGTAAAATTATTAGTCAAAATGACTTCACCAACCATGAGATGTATTCAACTATGCTGGATCGTCTTGAAGCTGAGCCCTTGATGAAGATCTCTGTATCATACTAAGGAACCGGACATGACACAAGAAAAAGACGGGATTGTAGTCATCACCCCTATCGACACACCGCTCATGGTGTTGGTGGGAAGCAACGACAGACCTTCTAGCGACTGGACAACGGACCCGCTTACAACGCCTAAGCCATACACAGGCGGCTGGACTGAGATTTTCACCAACGGCAAGGGAGATGGACATGACTAAGAAGCCAGACAGCCCTATCGACCTTATCGGCCTCATGGACGCAGGGTACGACGCCAAGGACGCGCAAGAGTGGCCTATATATGGCACTGAGCAGATGCTCGACAGACGCGAGTACGTCACCGCCTCTGAGATAGGTAAGTGTGCCCGTGAGATAGCTTTCAATAAGCTGGCGATGACCATTGGTGGCTACGACCCAGAGGTAGGGACTAAGAACCATAGCCGCGACCAGTGGGGCTTCTTTGAGCGTGGGCACACTATGGAGGCGTGGGCCGCTAAGATGATCCACGACGGGATAGTAGCGCAAGGGTTTGACGTTGCGTTAATCTGCACAGGTGAGAACCAGCGATCCTTTATTGCAGGCGAACAGAGCGGTACACCTGACGGTGTTTTTCTTTTTGGGGTCCCCGGTAATCTTACCTCTACAATGAGGATTCTTGAGATCAAGTCCATTGATCCTCGTACCAATATCCGCAACCTACCTAAGAAAGATCATGTTACACAGGTCATGCAGAACCTAGATCTTGTGGCTGAGACCCTGAACGTAGTCCCCGCTGGTGGGGATTTGATCTACATAAACGCTTCTGACTACAAGAAGCGTTACCCCTTTTCCATTGACTGGGACGAGAGTGAGGCTGGCAGGCTCCAAGCTCGTGCCGAATGGATTATGGCAGCAGATAGCCCCGCCGATCTTCCGGCGGAAGGGCTCCACGTTAGGGGCTGTACGTACTGCAACCACACCGCTCAATGCAGTGCGTTAGTTATGAAAGAGCAAAATGAAAGAGGAAAAACAAATGTCAACGAAAGCACTCAAGCGAGCAGTTACGCCACCGCAAGCAAAAAGCTCTTTGGATAACTTCAAGCCTTTGATGTCTGAGCGCGCCGCTCTGCACATGGCAAAGAAAGACATCGAAGAGCAGATCAAGGCGATTGACGCCGACTTGCGCCCTATGCTTGATGGCCTAGGAACCATCATCCATGATGGGTTCTCTTTCAAAGTGACCGTGGCCGCTGGTCGTAATACTGTGGACCACAAGAAGATGGCGGAGGACTACGGGATCGACGCCGAAGAGTACACCAAAACAGGTGCACCTTCGTCACGCTTCACCATCGCGGAAGTAACCGACATCTGATGTCCCCACTAAAGGGGACTACGGCGTGGGCCGCAGTCTTGGCCCATTGCCAGCGTCTCACCCATAAGTCAGACGCTTACTACCTCGGAAATCAGCGCAGCAGGCGCGCTGCCGGTAAGATGAAGAGCCTGCGCTTCGACCGCCGAAAGGCGGACTTTTTCAAACGTAAGTAAAATGGAAACTGAAAAATGACAGCTAACGTACCAGCAACAGTGTTCGGCGGAAAGGTCGATGTCACTGACATGAAGTCCTTGGCCCAGAAAGCCAAGTCAGCAGCAGACAACAATCCTCGCGGCGGCGGTGCCCCTAACGGGTCGGAGTTTATGAACTTCTCCGGCAAGAAGGGTATCTTCTCTATCGGAAAAGACAGGCGGGTCATCCAGAACGACGAGATTTGGCTGGTTGATGTGGCCTCGTTTGAAGAGGGCTGGGTGTGTTGGAAGGGTGGACGACCTGCGGCAAACCGTATGTCCAACATCTACACCGGGGTTCCGGTAGCGGCACCTGACCCAGAAGAGCTTGGGCCGTTCAACTCAGCGAAGGGTGACGGCTGGTATCAGGCTAAGGGCCTCGTTATGAAGTCCTTTGACACAGAAGAGCAGGGCTACTTCAAGATCAACTCGGTCAGCGGTGTCGGTGAAATGTCCGACCTGATGGAGAAGTTCTCGGAGCGCGCTTCTCAGGACGAGCCTTGCTGGCCGCTCGTGTGCTTGGACACAGAAGAGTTCGAGGCGCAAGGGTTCAAGAACTCTAAGCCGCTCTTCGTAGTGCAGGCGTGGGCGACTACTGAGCAGATCACCGCTTACGCTGCGGGCGACCTTGACCTTGATACCATGCTTGGTGAAGAGGGAGAGGAAGAAGCCTCACCAGAGCCCGAGCCCGAGCCCGAGCCTGTTGTTGTTGCAAAGCCTGTTGGCCGTCGCCGTGCGCGGGTCGCTAACCCTCCTGCCACTAAGTAAGCCGTTGGTGGGGCAGAGTCCCCACTAGCGGGGAGCCACGGCGTTCCTAATTGGCTGTGAACGCCGTGGCTGTCTACCATTAACATAGAGAGAACCGGACAATGCCTACAAGCATCAGACAAGAGCAGAAAAGCGACTACGCGCGCTACAGAGGCCACTATTTGTCGTTCAC